TGGATGCATTACTCGTCAAATCCGTTTCCAAAACACCAACTCTGGATGCATTACTCGTCAAATCTGTTTCATTATTCGTCAAATCCGTTTCTAAATCACCAACTCTGGATGCATTACTCGTCAAATCCGTTTCCAAAACACCAACTCTGGATGCATTACTCGTCAAATCTGTTTCTAAAACACCAACTCTCGACGCATTACTCGTCAAATCCGTTTCTAAATCACCAACTCTGGATGCATTACTCGTCAAATCTGTTTCTAAAACACCAACTCTGGATGCATTACTCGTCAAATCCGTTTCCAAAACACCAACTCTGGATGCATTACTCGTCAAATCTGTTTCTAAAACACCAACTCTCGACGCATTACTCGTCAAATCCGTTTCTAAAACACCAACTCTCGACGCATTACTCGTCAAATCCGTTTCTAAAACACCAACTCTGGATGCATTACTCGTCAAATCTGTTTCCAAAACACCAACTCTGGATGCATTACTCGTCAAATCTGTTTCCAAAACACCAACTCTGGATGCATTACTCGTCAAATCCGTTTCTAAAACACCAACTCTGGATGCATTACTCGTCAAATCTGTTTCTAAAACACCAATTCTCTCCGCATTTGAGGAAAGATTAGATGTCAAATCGACCACGTTCGATTCAAGAACTCCAATTCTCTCCGCATTCGAGGAAAGGTTAGATGTCAAATCGACCACGTTCGATTCAAGAACTCCAATTCTCTCCGCATTCGAGGAAAGGTTAGATGTCAAATCGACCACATTCGATTCAAGAACTCCGATTCTACCCGCGTTTGATGTTAAATTATTTTTTACACGGTTAACATTTGATGTTAAATCATTGACATCTGATTCTACATTATCTAATTCTGTTTCTAGTGCCACACCTATCAGCTGTGTACCATCCCCAAAATAATAAGATGCCTCGACGTTACCGTGTACATTCAAAGTAAAATTTTCCCCATCCTTGATTGCTATTTCAGATAAACTGGCGTGGCTATCTGTAAACCCGATTGCAAATTCAGATAGCGACTGATCGAAACCAACAAATACATTATCTGTATCACTTGGACGGGCTATCAACATACCCGAATCAACGGATGCAGAAGCATTAGAAAGTTGTAAAATAGGATCTCGTACTAAAAGATTTATAGTATCAAGTGTAGTAGTGTTTCCTAATACTGTGAGATTACCATTTATTCTTGTAGTACCATTTACGTAAGATATATCTGTTGTGTTTGTTTTTAAAACATTCACGTTTGATTCAAGAACTCCGATTCTCTCCGCATTCGAGGAAAGGTTAGATGTCAAATCGACCACATTCGATTCAAGAACTCCAATTCTCTCCGCATTCGAGGAAAGGTCAGATGTCAAATTGACCACATTCGATTCAAGAACTCCAATTCTCTCCGCATTCGAGGAAAGGTTAGATGTCAAATCGACTACATTCGATTCAAGAACTCCAATTCTCTCCGCATTCGAGGAAAGGTTAGATGTCAAATCGACCACATTCGATTCAAGAACTCCAATTCTCTCCGCATTCGAGGAAAGGTTAGATGTCAAATCGACCACATTCGATTCAAGAACTCCAATTCTCTCCGCATTCGAGGAAAGGTCAGATGTCAAATTGACCACATTCGATTCAAGAACTCCAATTCTCTCCGCATTCGAGGAAAGGTTAGATGTCAAATCGATCACATTCGATTCAAGATCTTCGATTCTCTCCGTGTTCGATTGTATATCTTGACGTACGTGTATTCTATCTGATTCAAGAACTCCAATTCTCTCCGCATTCGAGGAAAGGTTAGATGTCAAATCGACCACGTTCGATTCAAGAACTCCAATTCTCTCCACATTCGAGGAAAGGTTAGATGTCAAATCGACCACATTCGATTCGAGAACTCTGATTCTCTCTGCATTTGAGGAAAGGTTAGATGTCAAATCGACCACATTCGATTCAAGAACTCCGATTCTCTCCGCATTTGAGGAAAGGTTAGATGTCAAATCGACCACATTCGATTCAAGAACTCCGATTCTCTCTGCATTTGAGGAAAGGTTAGATGTCAAATCGACCACATTCGATTCAAGAACTCCGATTCTCTCCGCATTTGAGGAAAGATTAGATGTCAAATCGACCACATTCGATTCAAGAACTCTGATTCTCTCCACATTACTTGTCAAATCTGTTTTAAGTGCCACACCTGTCAGCTGTGTACCATCACCATATATTGATCCACCGGATGATATAGTTATATTATTTTGAACAAGTAAATTACCCAAAACTTCAACTGTTAATGGATTTAGTGGATCGTTTGTTACAAAATCGTCCGTTATATTATTTTGAGTATATCCTATTGTAAAATTATGATCATGTGGTGTACCATTTTCACCATGATGTATAAGAGCAAGATTTTTACCCGGATGTTCCATAATAATACCTATATCAAACGTATGTGTTTGGTTATTACTAGCAATTCCAATTATACGATCGCTTACAGAAAATGAGTTCGCTTCTATTATAAGTTTATCACCTTGAACAATTAAATTACCAGATACTGTCATATCATTTACATATGCATTTCCAGTAACATTAAGTGCGTAATATTCATCTGGGTGTATAGAAATATTATCCCCTATAGTAATACCACCTTGATTTACTATCATTGCGTAGTCAGCTTTTGTATCTGAAAACATAATACGATCTCCTATAGAAAGTGCGTCAGTTGGATTTGTATTTGAAATACCAACATTACCAGATGTAAGTAAAGATATGTTATCATTTGTAAGTTGTAATGTAGTTGAATGTATATTTGTCAATAGCTCTGTAATACCGATATCAGAATTTATTAATCTTTTAGTTATATGGTCATACGCCAAAAATGTACCTGTATCTGAAACAGTTTGAATAGGTGATATATATACATTATTACTATCGGCGTTTATATATTCGTCTGAAGCGTTAATTACTACAGATCTATCAGCCTGATTATCACGTATTTTTTCACCGATACTAATTGTTTTAGACCTCTCTATAGTAGGTAATTTTTTAACCATCTTAATATATATCATGATTTTAATTTTGTCATCTTTGTTAAGATCACAGAATCGTCTATTATAAAGGTTCTATTAAATAACCACAAAATTCGTTTTTATAATTAGCCATTTGTCCACTTAGTATATATATGGTTATTTTATCATCTTTACATAACTGTAGAATTGTAGAATTAGACAATGGTATTTCTGTACTTGATTCATGTACAGAATAATTACATTTTTCTATACTCTCGTTATTTTTACGTAATTCTACATTTAATAAAGTACATCCGTTTGTTATCATTCGTAAAGAAAATGAATAATAACCAGATACTGGTGCTATAAATGCATGATCAATAAACGAATTCGTAATATTTAAATCTATAGTATCCCATGGTACCGTTTTTCTTTGTGGTGCAATTTTATTTAATAATGAAACGGAAAAAATTGGTTTTGATTTATTTTTAATAGTACCATTCACTTCTATATCATTTGTTATTAATAAAGAATTGATATGTATATTTGAATTAATTTCCTCTATATTTTTAGTCCATTTAATATGTTTATCTGTACATGTAAGAAAACTATTCTTCAAAATTGGTAATCGTCTAAAATTATTATATTCATCTGCATAAAGTAAGTCTCCGGGTGCGTAATTACGTATTCCCGTTCCACCATTTTCTGTTTTTAATATACCCTCATTTACATTATTCATATTTAAGCTATTTATATTCGAACCATTACCACAAAAGTTTTCAGATGTAATATTTTTTAAATTGATTGTATCTACCCAAACTAATTTTTTGTGTTCGTTTGTAGATAAAATTTTACCATTTGATTTCGAGTCTGTGCGTAATATTTCTAAAGAATTTGAAACTGTCGAACCTGTAATAATATCACCATCTTCAAATGTTAAATCTAGAAGGACTCTACGGGGACCATGACTTTTAAGTAAAGGTCGTGGTCTAAAATATTTTTCAAGGACCTTTGTATTTTCGAGAATACCGACTCTATCTGTAGTATTTAATAGAGAATCATTTGTAGTTTTAGATTCGTGTTCTAATTTTGTAATTCTTTGTAAATTGTTTTCTAATGTACAAGTTTTTTCATTTAGTTTTAAAATGTCTTTATTTGTATTTATAGTTTTAGTTTCTAAAGCTGATATTCTTGGTTGATACGTTCTATCTAATAATTTTGGTATATTTTCACATTTTATTTCTAAAACACGAATTTTAGGGGTATTATCATCTAAGATATCTACACGCTTTATAGTTTCTAATAATTTTACATTTGTATTTTTATGATTATTTTGTATATTTATAATATCATTTTCGGAAATATTTAAAGAATTATTTAAATCTGTTAATTTTGTTGTAATTTTATGTATTTCAGGTGTATGATTTATATATTTATTCTCCAAGTCTGTAATTCTACATGTATTTTTTAAAATATCATCTTTTATAGCTGGTAATACTGTTATTTGTTTGAAAAATCTATTTTCTAATGATTTTATTTTTTGTATATTATCTTCTTCTATACCACGAATATCATTAATATTTCTATTTATAGTAGATTCGTTTATAGATATATTATTTTTTATAGTTGTGATTTCGGGTGAATAGTCTATTATTCTATTTTTTATGTCAATAATACTTTTATTAAAATCATCTATATATGTTTCATTTTCCAATTTATAAATTCTATTCTTGAAACCTGATATTTCACTCTGTATATAATCTATCTTTGATGCATTTGTAAATTCTATAATGTTAGACACTGCATTCGGAGATGAACAATTGAGTAAATTCGTTTTTATACCTGTGTCTATAATTTCCTTTGTATCTCTATTATATCCTATAAACGTAGTTTCTTCTACAGTTTTTAAACGTATTGGTGATATATATGTAGAATTAGGTGTAATAGTATTTATGATATTATTACTTGCATTTAATACAATTGAATTTTCACCCTGTGTATTATTAGTATACTGCCCAACTCTAATTTTTGTAGATTTAATATTTAGAAATTGTTGACCCATTTAAGATAGATGTGTATTTTAATTTGCATAAACGATACCAGCCATACCATTTTCAATACGAAGTATATTATAGTTAACCGCGTACACGGGATGATCAATTGTATCAGACTTGCTTATAATTTTAATTGAATTTAATCTACTGAAATTAAGTGTCCCTGATGGCTGAATAGAATTCGTCGATAAGCAAAAACAGTACAAGAAAAAATCAGGGGACGTAACAGCGTTGGTATGGTAATAGTTCGATATATCCATAAAATGAGGGCGTCCAGTTTTAAAATTACTCAAATCTAAACCATTTATTTCAATCTTTATTTTATTGGTTGTTGATGTTAATGCCCCTTCGGTCGTTGTATCCGAAGACGCAATATATTTGACTGGGTGGTTGAACATAAGTTCTTGAACAACTTCTTTTGAAGGAACACTTTTCTGAACTTGTGTAATAAGTAAATCGTGTTTCCTGGATACTAAATTACCTCGTTCTTCATTATCAAGGTAATAATAATTTGAATGAAACTGAAAATTATAGGTAGATACACCTGGCCCCCAATGTATACGTAATTCGACGTTATGGTACTGTAAAGCCACTATGGGTAAAGCATATTGTGGACTTTCACAGAAAAAGAATCGTAGTGGATAAAAATATGATTCACCACTAGTACCTGGATGTACACCTAAAGCCGAATTAGATACATTTTTCGCCATTGTATCTATAGCTATTTTTTCTGTAAAAATAGAATCCTGTGTATCTATTAATTGACCACCAATAAAAAGTTCTACTTTATCAATGAAATTAGACCAATCATTTGTAGATGTTGCTCTATTAGCAGCATCATACACACTAATATAACTGTATCCTAACATATCGCCTGTTCGATCAAAACGAATAGATGACATAGAATTCGCTTTCACATCTCCCTGAATAGTTTGTTCTTCAATAGATTGTGAAAAGTTAGAATGTCGTTTAAACGTTGACGTAAAAAAAGATATTTCTGGTTCTCCCATAATGTGTTCGTCTTGAGCACCAATTGCTATAAGTTGAACAATACCAGATGACATTTATAATAAGAAAAGGTTAAAAATACAAGTGTACAACGCCCTGACATAATTAATGGGCTAAATTTCTTTTTTTGCAAATGAATCTAAATATTAAACAGGTTTCTTGTGAACCCCCTGAATACACTGCCGCGGCTCCTGTTTCCTTTAATACGTCTACAGTTATTCTATCGAGTTTACGAATTGGGTTATAATATTGTTGAATAACTTGGTATTCATTTTTAAAAACGAGTCGAGATGTCCCGTCTGTTACGAGGGTTCCGAAAACACCGTTAATCATATTATCACCACCCGTTTCGAGATCTGTTTTTCCTCTTTGAGAAAAAATAGTTCTTAACTCATCAATTTTAAGATGAATGAAATTACTCGCATCGTGACCATTAATATGGGCCGCCATTAATTGAACCTGGACTATATTTTCAAGTGGTGTTGGGAAGTACGAGGTAAATTTTTGCTTTGAAGAATCATCAACGGTATCAACTATGACTGTATGATACTCGTGTTCGAAATCGGGTAAAGTGGATTGGCTAGTCACTAAAGCCATTTATATATACTGGAGATTTTACTTCATCTTATACCCCGCTTGTTCCCGAACAAGTTTTTGTCCGTCACATACACCACCTTTACTGTCGGAGTAGTAGGCACTACTCAAACATTCTTCGGTCGATGGAACATCGAAAAGCGAACCCGTATTGACGGTTTCTATTTCGACTTCTTTGCCCTGGTACCCACTGGTACTGAACATTGTGAGAACACACAATATTGTGATGATGATGACGATAGCCTTGATCGTATTTCTATTGGTAGCGTTAAGTTTCATTTATAATGAAACAACATTTTTTATAAAGTGCGTTAAAGAGATTAGAATAGTTTCAATATAAAGAGTAATAGTAATAGTAATGGACGGTGAAATTATTCTTGATCGTAAAAATACGAATGTTATGAAACTTGATGATAATGAACAGGCCCTGATGAACGAAATTGAAATTGATGTTCCTCGACGTCAGCCTGTGAAAAAACAAATTTCTCAAATGAAAACACAGTTTACAGCGCCACAACCCCAGGTTTTCCAGGAAGATATTGACTCATTTGCTAACCCAAATAAACAAGCACAACCATCTGTACCTCCACCAGAAGCACCCGTTGATTATCACGAATACGACGATGAACCCGATATGGACTACGGAGGTGGGGGAGGTGGATATATGATGGAAGAAGAGGAAGAAAAACCATCACCAGGGTTTAAGACGGTCGACGAAGAGAAAGCGGATCTCGTGAACAAACTCGGACGTTTGGAAAAAAAGGGGTTTACTGTGAACAAGCGTTTGAATGCTTATTCCCCTGTAGACGAACTTAGAAACGAAGTAAAACGAATAACATATAGTATAGATGTAGACAAATCAGTTAAGTTTTCGAGACGCATGCTTATTGCGTGTACGACAGGCCTTGAGTTTATGAATAAGAAATATAACCCATTCGAGATCCAACTTGACGGGTGGTCTGAAAACGTCATGGAAAACGTCGACGATTACGATGAAGTGTTTGAAGAATTATACGTGAAATATAGATCTAAAATGCACGTCGCCCCAGAAATCAAATTGATTATGATGCTGGGTGGGTCAGCGATGATGTTTCATTTGACGAATAGTATGTTCAAATCGGTCATGCCAAACATGAATGATGTGATTAAACAGAATCCAGGGTTGGTTCAAAACATGATGTCTGCGGTACAAAATACAGTACCAAAATCACAACAAGGTTCCGAACCTTCAAGTGATGGTAAACACGAAATGCAAGGTCCAGGGTTTGATATTTCCAGTCTCATGGGTAACATTATGATGCCACCAACACCGCCCATGAACACGACGAGTATTCCAGCACAAGAACCAATTATCGTAGACGGTGACGAAGATGATGATATTTCTGATATTGCCGAAGCACCAACACCAGGTGATGTCGAAGGAGGGGGTGATGGGGAATTGCGTGAAGTTAAAGTTACCCAGACCAAAGCTAAACGAGGGAAAAAGAAAAAATCAGTCGAAATTAATTTGTAAAATATAGTATATGATAGGGTATTGTCCATTAGACGAAGATCCTATTGAAAGGCCGAGACCTTCACGAGAAGTATCAGTCCCAGTCCAGGAGAAACGTAAAAATTCTACTGGTAGAGGAGAAGATACGGAGTGTAATTATGTTGTTTTGTTCTTTATTGCGGGTGTTATCGCCTTAGCAATCATGGACACGCTCCCATCACGAAAGTAAGTAAACAAAACTTTCTACCATTTTGACATTTTCCAGAATGGTAAAAAAAATTAATTGTTTTCGAGTGCGGTAACACGCGCTAATAGATCGGCGACTTGTGTCTCTAACGTCGAAACTTTCTCTTTTTCAACCTGTAATTGTCTATCAACTTCCTGTAAAGCGGCCGTCGCTATAGTAAATATGTATTCTTTCTTTAGTATATTAAAATTATCAACTTCCTGTCCCATAACAAAAACCTGATTACCTGAAACGACATTTCCGGTATCATCTATCGAACCAATCATATTTGTTAAATCTTCCTTAACGCGAATTGATTTTGCATCTATAACCTCGTCTAATGTAAGTCTTTCAACTTTATCGTATACACTTCTAACATGTATTTTAGATGTTACGTTAGATGTTAATAGATCGGACGTGTTGAAATTCGTAAACGTTATAACATTCGAATCAGATACGTTAGAGAGTTCGTATATATTTGGAATTACATTTTCAGAAATTTTAACTGCTTCAGGAAACACGTTAGAAACTTCCTGTGCAATAAATCCATAAACTGTAGTATCACCTTGTTCGTTAGTATCTATATATGTATACGTTTTTGGTTCTAAGAGACGTAATTTTTCTAAAGCGGATGCGTCGGTAACATCATTTATATTTGTTTTTATTCTCGAATCTGAAGCTTGCCAAGTACCACTATGTGCGACGAAATATCCACTCGTACCTATAGAACCTGATGCACGTATACTAAAATTACCCCAACTGCCCACCGAACTACTGAAATTTACACCACCAGCATTAAAAAAACGTCGTATAGCGCTACTATACGAGTTAACTGTACTCGTCCCATTTACTTCTAGAACAGCACCTGGTGTAGTTGTACCTATACCAACATTACCACTTATACCATCTATCATCATTCTCGAGTTAGACGTACTCGCCCTATACGCGCTACCATTATTATTCGTTGTTTCAACACAAAAGTGTAAATCTGCGCGACTATAACCAACTGCGTCTGCTATTATAGCACACTTTGGTTGGGCAGTTCCACCAGTAACATGTGGCGTACCTAAAAATAAAGCTGCCCGATCTCCTGCATCATCACTGTATGACTGTATGTATACATTAGATTCTCCGGATGATACTCTTCTTTTTACGTGTAGATATGCCTCTGGGGAACCTGTCCCAATACCAAGATGATCGAATATTCGAACATTTCTATTTGTAGTACCCGTTCCTGCACCTACAATATCGAGTGCGCCGTTAGAACCCGAAGTAAACGTACTGTACCCAATTTTACCTGCGTTTGTTTCTTTTCCGGATACACCCGTCCCCCATTCGAACATATTTGTTCCGGATAATGATGATCCACCACCACCACTTACGGTTGTCCAAGACGGTGGAGCCGCCGAACCACCTGATGTAAGTACTTGTCCAGCTGTACCTGAAGACGCAGTAGTACCAACTGTTAAAACACCCGTAAAGTTAACAGTACCGAAAACATCAAGTTTATAACCTTGACTCGTTGTTCCTATACCCAAATTTCCCGACGTATCTAATGTCATTTTTGTAGTCGTTAAATTACCAGCGTTTGAGGACCATTTCAGTTTATTACCATCACTGTTATCTATACCAAATGCCCAACCGGTTTCATTTTCAACATCAAATGATATAAAAGGATCTCCGGCGCTACTACCACCTACTCGAACTGCTATTATAGAATCCTGGTTCGAGTAATTAGCATTATTATACACCAAAAGACCATTAACAAACGGGTTAGCACTACCGGATGATCTTATTTCTAAAGGTGCACCTGGATTTGTTGTTCCTATACCAACCCTACCCGAGCTTATATAAATGTTAGACCCAGACGTTGTCCAAGGACTCGAACCTCCACCTCCACCACCACTTACCGTTGTCCATGACATCACACCCCCACCACTTGATGTAAGTACTTGTCCACTCGATCCATAAGAACCATTTACATGTAAACCACCTGTTAGTTTCATATCACCGTTAACATCAAGGTTATAAGCTGGACTTGTCCTGTTGATACCCAACCTACCATCATTCGTTAGTGTCATTCTTGTATCGTTCCATCTTGTCGTGCTATACCCCCATTTCATTTTATTACTATCGGAAGCATCTACACCATAAGACCAACCAGTGTTATCACTATTAATCATAAACGAAATAAAAGCGTCTTGGTCACTGCTACTCGATCGTATACCTATTGCGGCGGGGTAATAGTAACTTGTCTGTTTTACTAATAAACCATTTTGGGACGGAATCGAAGTATCTGCACATTCTATATGTAAAGGTGCACCTGGACTCGATTCTCCGATACCGACATTACCACTGTTATAATAGGCTTTTCCACTGTTCAATGACCAAACGGATGAGCCACCCCCACCCCCAAACGTTTGTGCGACACCATTAATCCTGAAACTACTACCAGTAGACATATTAATATCACCATC